TAGCTTGGTTAAATAAAAAAGATAGAAAAGAATTAATTAGATTAAATATAAAAAAAGAAAATTCAGATACTTATGGTAAACTTTCTGAAAAAGAAAAAAAGAGAATTAAAGAATTAGAAAAAAAAGATAAAGAAATAGAGTGGAAAAAACTTGATAATCTACAGTATGGGAGAAAGAAAAAAGCAGCTCTTGGTGGTTACATGGATGAATTTCAAATTGCTGAAGAAGAACCTTTATCTAGAGGAAAAAGAGCTTTGGGTGGAGCAGCAGCTCTTGAAGAAAAGTATGATAGACGAAGAGCTTATAGAGCTTTTCAAGAAGGTGATTTAGTAGAAGATGAAATTGTTGAAGAACCTTTAATGGCTCCAGTAGGAATGGAAGAACCATTAATTGAAGATGAGATTGCTGCAGATGATTTAGCTATGGAAGATGCAGAAAGTGTTTTAGATACTTCAATGTTAAGTGAAGAAGAAGAAGTAGTCGTGGATGCTGCTATAGAAATGTATCCAGAATTAGAAGCCATTTTACCAAAGATGGTTGCAACAGAATTTACAGAAGATGAATTAGTAGAAGGACCTGGAACAGGAACTTCAGATTCAATCCCAGCATTATTGTCAGATGGCGAATTTGTATTTACAGCAAAAGCTGTTAAAAATATCGGCATTGATAAATTAAGAAAAATGATGGCACAAGCTGAAGAAGCTTATGATGCTGGTATGGTTAATCAAGAAGAAACTGCAGAACTTGCAGTAGATGAAACCATAGTATAACAGAATTTTTAGAGAGGTACTCTAAGAATAGACAAGCTACCTTCTAGCAATAGAAGCCCTTGTAGCTTCGTTTCAAATCAATTAACCTTTTTTTGCTACCTTCAGTAAAAGAAGCCCAAAGGAGGATTTATGAGTAAAGAGAACGAAGGAAAAACTAAGACAGTCGAGGCGAATCCATACAATCGCAAAAAGTATTGGCATACAGATGATGTAATGCCAAAAACTTTAGTAAATGCAGATAGTGGACCAGCCGAGCCTGACCCTGAGAAGAAGACAGGATTTGACTATGCTACTAATACTACTACAGATAGTGTTAACCCAAATGTTTTATCCCCTTCTGAAACAGCCACTTCGGATAAGGTCTTACAAGAATCAGCATTAAATGTTGAATCTAAACCTTATACTAAAGTTGACTATAAAAAAAGATATGATGACCTAAAGCGTTATTATGACAGGAAACTTGGTGAATGGACTAATAAGGAAGGCGACCTCAAAGCACAGCTTAGAGATAACCGACCTAAATATACACCACCTAAAAGTGCTGATGAACTTAGTGCTTTTAAAAAAGACTATCCTGACATTTATGGCGTAGTGGAAACTGTATCTCACTTGCAGTCTCAAAATGAGATGAAAGGTTTACAAGAGGAAGTTAGCTCTTTGAAAAAAGCTAATACAGCTTTATCACAAAGAGAAGCTCAATTAGAGTTATCGAAACTTCATCCAGACTTTAATCAAATTAAAGAATCAGATGATTTTCATAACTGGGCAGACTCACAACCCATGGAAATTAAATCATGGATTTATGAGAACAATTCCAATGGTACACTTGCTGCAAGAGCAGTTGACTTATATAAGAAAGACCGAGGACTTGGATTAGATAAAAAAACCACAGAAGATAATAAGGTTAGTCAAGGTGCTGATTTGTTAGTTAAAACTAACGAACAAATTCAACCACCAACGAATAATCAAGTTATTTTCAAAAGTTCTGATTTCGAAAAGATGTCAGATGCTGAGTTTGAAAAGAATGAGAAAGACATTTTGATAGCTCAGAGAGAAGGTAGAATTATTAATAATTAATAATAATACTTTCATTTTATCAACCAAACAAAAGGAGTCATACAATGGCAAATTTCGCTGGTGGTTCAACTACTAACTTTTTAGTAGCTACAGCAGGGCAAACTAATGCCTTTTGGGTACCTCAAATATACTCAAAGAAAGTTCAAATAGCACTACGTAAAGCTGCAACTGCAGAAGCAATCTGCAATACAGACTATATGGGTGAAATTAAAAACTTTGGCGACACAGTTAATATCGTACAAGAACCCCAAATAACAGTAAGTGATTACACTAGAGGTCTAGCGACTTCAGCTACAGCACTTTCTGACCAAGAGCTTGTTCTATTAGTAGACCAAGCTAAATACTTTCAATTCGCACTAGATGATATTGAAAAGAGATTTTCACATATCAACTTCCAATCTGTTGCTTCAGACAACGCAGCATATAAGCTAAGAGATGCTTTAGACAGTAATGTCTTTAGTTATCTTGGTGACGATGGTTCGGTGTCTACAACTGCAAATAGACTAGGAACTACAGGAACACCTATTGATATAGGTTTTGCTTCTGGTGAAATTGACCCTCTAAATAGTATGAGTACATCTGCTAAGTTGCTCGACATTCAAAACGCACCTGAAGAAGGTCGTTGGTTTGTTGGTGCACCTGAGTGGTATGATGTTTTAGCTAACACATCTTCTAAACTATTATCAGTTGATTACAACGCTGGTAAAGGTAGTCTTAGAAATGGATTAGTAGCATCTGGTCTCGTTAGAGGTTTCCAAATGTACAAATCAAACAATCTAAGACAAAACGACTTATCAGGTGCAACACCTGCTGGGTCTGCAACTGCTCCTGTGGCAACATGGGGTCAAGTGAGTTCGACTGCGTGTGCGTCTCAATTGAAGATTGTTGAAAGTTTAAGAAGTACTACTACTTTCGCTGACATAGTAAGAGGATTACTTGTTTTCGGAAGAAAAGTTCTTAGACCTGAGGTATTAGGAAGAACAATTTACGTTATAGACTAATTTATTAGTTTTTACGTTATTGTTAGTATTAAACCTAACAGCTAGATAGGGGGTTGCAATATACCCCCTGTCTTTTAAATAAAGGATTATATATGGAACATATGAAAAAAGCATGGTCTTACATAGTAGCACATAAAAAAGTTTCTATTGCAGTAGTAGTAGTTGTTGTGGTACTTATTATAGCCACTTAATTTTAAGAAGTATTATGGCAAAGACCTATTTAGCATTAACTAATGAATTATTAGTAGAACTTAATGAACCAGAACTTATAGCAATTTCTAATGGAGTAGGCGTACAAAAACAAGTTGCAAATTGTGTAAATAGAGCTTACTCTGATATAGTAGATGCAGTAGATAATTGGTCTTGGTTAAGTACAGATGCACCTGATGACCCTTATTATGGAAATACAATTGTTCCAACAGTTGTTGGACAAAGATGGTATTTATCAAAAGCTGGTTCTACAGGTGTAGATGGTGATTTTGATTCAGTCAATTGGGATATGTTTACTCTTGTAGACACTAACTCACCTTATACAAATAATAAATTAGCTTTTACAACTTTAACTACATGGAGAGCTAATTATGCAGAAGCAGAAGAAGAAGCTGCTAGAACTTCAACCTATGGAGTTCCAGTAAGAGTTATTAGAAGTTCAGATGGTAGAAGATTTGGATTATCTCCAATACCTGATAAAATTTATAACATACATTTCTTTGCTTACGATAGACCTGCTGCATTATCAGCAGATACCGATACAGTTTTATTTCCAGAACAATACAAACCAGTTTTATTAGCAAGAGCTAGATATTATATTTATCAATTTAAAGATAATATAGCTCAAGCACAATTAGCATTAGATGAATACAAAAAAGGATTACAGTCAATGGCTGATAATTTAAATTCACCACAACCGCAATATATGTCAGACGTAAGATTTACGTATTTGTTACCATAAGGAAAATTTAAATGCCAACACAAGGAGCTTCCATTACAGTTGCAGGAGGTTTAGATTTAGTTTCAAGTGCTCATGCATTATTTAGAACACCTGGAGCCGCAACTATTTTACAAAACTTTGAATCAGCTACAACAGGTGGCTATCGAAGAATAAATGGTTTTACAAAATGGGGTGCAGGAAGTGCAACTAGTCCAAGCGGTACAATTACAGATTTAATAACAGGAATAGTTCCATATGCTAATGGAGTTATTGCTTGTCAAGCCAATAATATTTATTGGAGTACAGATGGTATTACTTGGCTTCAAATTAATAAAGATACTTATAAAAGTTTAACTGGTACAGTTGCAGTAACTGCAAGTTCAGCAGCAGTTGTTGGAACTGGAACATCTTTTACAACTGAATTAGCTGTAAATGATAGAATAAAAATTAATAGTATTAAATATAGAGTTTTATCTATTACAGATAATACAAATTTAACATTAGATATTGATGTTGTAACTACTGCTAGTACTCAAACTATTTATAGAAGTGGGATGACTTCTGCTGAAGTAGCAAGTGCTACAACAGTTGTAAGAACAAATCAAACTAATAATCAGTTTGCTAACTATGAATCAAATGGTGCTTATGGAACTTTATATATTGTTGATAGTACCAATAAAATAGCTGAATTTCAGATTACAACTTCAGGTGGAGTTAATACTTATTACTTTGAAGAACTAGAAAGGTCAGCTCCAGTTAATCCTAAAAGATGTAATATCTTTGCAGAACGATTAGTTGTAGCTGGACAATCTGTATCAACAAGTACTGTTGCTTATAGTAGCCGCTTAAAACCTTATGATTTTGAAGCTACTGGTTCAGGAACAATTGATGTTGGAGATATTATTGTAGGTATTAAAGTTTTTAGAAATACTCTTATTATATTTTGTAAAAACAGTATATTTGAGTTGACAAGCCTAGATTCTACTCCTATACTTAAGTCTATAACTAAAAATATAGGTTGTATAGATGGAAATACAATTCAGGAAATTGGTGGAGATTTAATATTTTTAGCACCTGATGGATTAAGAACAGTTGCTGGAACAGCTAGAATTGCTGACGTTGAAATTGGTTCGGTTAGTAGAAAAATCTTACCTTTAATAAATGACCTTTTAGATAATATTGCTAATTATACTCTTTCAAGTATGGTCATTAGAGAAAGAAGTCAATATAGATTATTTTACTTTCAATCAGGTCAAGCAGATTCAAGTCAAAAAGGAATTATAGGAACATTTAAATTTGATGAACAGGGAAT